CTACGCAGATACTCGGTTCGTAGTATCTTCGCATTAGGTTTTCATCATCTGAGGTTTGAGAGGGGCAGTCAGCAATGGCTGCCCTTCTTATTTTTACGGCCATGAAGATTTGTATTGTTTACAACGCTCATCCAACCGGGTGCAGTTACTACCGCCTCGAAATGCCGAACGCTTACCTTGGCGACAATTACCCGGAGTTCGATTACGTCTGCGTCGAGAATATCACGACCATCAGCGACGAGGGCTTGAAGTCCATTGACCTATTCCTGTTCAGCCGTTTGTGGTGTCAGGGAACGATGGAGCAAGTCGAAAATGTCTACAAAGCCCTGACCCAATTCGGGGCCAAAGTCATCCTTGACTTGGACGATTACTGGGTCCTTGAGAGCGGCCACATCATGTACCGCCACTACCATCAAACCAAACTCGCAGAGGTCATCCGTAAGCACATCAAATTAGCCGATTGGGTTACCTGTACCACCGAGCATCTTGCTGCCCGCATACGGCCTCTAAATGCGAATGTGAGCATCTTGCAGAATGAGCCATACGAAGCCTATCAGCAGTTCATCCCCAACCCCGAAGAAGAACCCGACAAGCACCTCGTCAAGTTCGGTTGGTTCGGAGGTGCGCAGCATGGCGAGGACATGGAGTTGCTTAGGGAAGGGATGCAGAAACTACGCTGGGACGCAAACTTGGATGGCAAATACCGCCTCTACCTCGGAGGGTGGAACGACAACAACCCAGTATACGAGGCGTATGAGAAAATAATCAGCGACCAAGGCAACAACCCGAACTACGGACGCATTCAGGCAGCGGACATCTATTCCTATGTGGGTGGCTACAACTTCGTGAACGTAACCCTTGCACCTTTGAGGGACACCAAGTTCAACAAACTCAAGTCCGAGTTGAAGGTCGTAGAGGCAGGGTGGATGAACAAGGCGATTATCGCATCCGAAACCATCCCCTACACGGACGTAATCAAGCACGGAGAGAACGGGTTTCTCGTTCCTTACAACAAGCCGAAAGATTGGTATAAGTACATCAAGCAGTTGATCCTTGACCCCGACCTGCGCAAAGGCTTGGCTGACAACCTCACGAGGGACATCAAGAAGCAGTTCAACGTAGCCGAAACCGCCAAGAAGCGGGCCGAACTATACAGGCAGATTGGGCGCAAATTGTGAAATTCGGGGGCATCGCACATTTACAAGCAGATGCTTTACCTGAACCCTGACACAACCAACACGATTACCGTTACTTGGACCGAGCGAGCCAGCACGGGGGACCGCTACATCTTGCGACTTACGAGCATTGCCAAGAACACGACGACGGACTACACCCTGCTGAAATCTGCCAACCTTTCCAACTATACCAACCGCTATGACCAATTTTCGATTGCCGTGGGGTCGCTTGAAACAGGCTCGTATAAGTATGAAGTTTACGATACCAATAGCACGGTTTCAGCAGCCCTTGCGGTGGTTGAAACGGGCTTGGCATTTGTACAAACCGCAACGATAGGCTTCAACACCTACGCCAATACGATTACTTACAACACCTATCTCGCATCCAGCGTGAGGGTATTCGATTCAACCTTTGACCAATCCTTCGCATGAGCGTACAAACACGAAGCGACCTCCAAGCGAGTGCTGCTACCATTACTAACGAAACCGCTGCCGGGGCGAACACCGCATCCCGTGTGGGTGGTTTGTTCGACGACCTTGCTGACACCGCAACGCTTGACAGGGAACGGGGCTTTGCGAACCTTTACCTCGATACCAACACGGCTTTCACCCCAACGCAGGGTCAAAAGGTTAAGTTGACAAGTGCGATGAGTTCAGGCGTTTTGTCAACCTACAATTTTTCAAGAACCACCAACTCGCTGACCTACACAGGCACAACGGGTGCAACCCTTCGCATCGCTGCGTCCATGGTCTTGGCACAGGGCAACAACCACCAAATTAAGGTCTATATCGCCAAGAACGGCACAACGATAGACCAGTCAATGACTGACATCACAACGGCTCACACGAACGGCCATGCGGTTTACACGGAGGCCTACGTTACGGGTGCGGTCAACGATGAGTTCACCATCTACGTCAACGCAATCGATAGCGGTGCAAGTATCACGATTTCGGCCCTTTCATTTACCGCCCATACCCTATGAGCAAGTCAACGCAGCACTTCACCCAATGGTTGGGGATAGAGCATAAGGTCCCCGTGATGCTGGAGAATCGTTCCGGCAAGTACATCACCTACGGCTTTGCGAACGAATACCCCTACTACCTGCTGGACAACTATCGCAGGAGCAGCAAGCACAACGCTATTGTCAACGGCAAGGTGAACTACATCATGGGCGGTGGATGGCAGGCAGGGGATGACTTGACCGTGGAGCAACAAGCCCGGTTTATCAAGTTCTTCGACGGAATGTCAAGCACCGAGGACCTGAACGACATCACGGAGAAACTGGTCTTGGACTTAGAGATTTTCAACGGGTTTGCGGTTGCGGTTACTTGGTCCAAGTTGGGAACGATTGCCAAGATGGAACACGTCCCGTTCGAGAAGATTCGTGTGGACAAGGAGGAAAAGATGTTCCAAGTCGCTGACTGGTACAACGACGACATGATGCAGTTGTTCCCCAAGGTCGGGGACATCGAGAAAATCCCAGCATTCGACCCGGAGAACCGCCTCGGCAAGCAGTTGTTCTACTATCGGGTCTATGCTGCTGGCGTGAAGCACTATCCTCTCCCCGAATACATCGGGGGGAATGCGTGGATTGAGGCAGACGTACAGGTGGCGAACTTCCACAACAACAACCTGCGCAACAACTTTTGGGGCGGTTACTTGATAAACTTCAACAACGGGATTCCTACACCCGAAGAACAGGGCGACATCGAGCGTCAAATCAAGCGTAAGTTTTCAGGAACCGACAACGCTGGTCGCTTCGTTGTAACCTTCAACGACGATGCAGCCAAGGCTCCGACGCTGGAACCGCTGACTCCGTCCGATATGGACAAGCAGTTTGAGATACTGAACAAAGCCATCCAGCAAGAGATATTCATTGCACACCGTGTAACGAATCCATCGTTATTCGGCGTCAAAACCGAGGGCCAACTCGGAGGAAGGACTGAATTAGTAGAGGCATACGAACTATTCAAGGCGACCTACGTCAACGACCGGGTGCGCAAAGTGGAGCGGATGATTAATTACCTCGGCTCGTTCAACGGAGTCGAAGGGATGGAACTTATCCCTGTGGAACCCATCACGGAGCGACTAAGCGAGCAAGCCCTGTTGCAGATAATGACCCAAGACGAACTGCGTGAGAAAGCAGGTCTGCAACCCTTGGAGAAACCTGCCGACGTGGTTGGACCTAACCCCCAACCCGACGAGCAACCGCAAGCCGTGGAAGCCTTGCAGAGCAATGACAACATCAAGAAACTATCGGGCCGTGAGTACCAAAACCTGATGCGTATTGTCAGGCAGTATATGCAGGACAAAATCACGCTGGAAATGGCTCGGACCATGCTATCAGCGGGCTTTGGGCTATCAGCCCAAGAGATTGACACGATGCTCGGAGTGCAGTCCCAAGAGTTCAGCGAGCCGACTTGGGGCGAAGAGGACGACGAGGACTACGGATGGGGCGACGAAGAGTTCAAGGTCTTGGAGGTCGTTGCCTCTAAGTTCGGTTGCCATGCAGACGATTACCATGTCATGCACTCGAAGCCAATGCGGTTCGACACCAACATCGAGGAAAACATACGGTTGGCCTTTGCCGAACTGGGCGAGGAAGAGAAAGAGTTGGACCTGAAGATTGAGGCCTACCGCAAGAAGAACCGGGAAGCCAGCGTTGAAGAAATGGCAAAGGAGTTCGGGGTCAGCAAGGCCAAGGTCGCCAAGCGAGTCGCCTACTTGATTACCAAGGACCGCTACCCAATCAGCAGGGCCGTGGACAAGATAGCCGAGCAGAACCTGCCCAAGAGCGTGAAGGAAGTTGCCGAGCCTGTACTGGAGGTCCGCTACAAGTACGCATGGGCCACGGGATTCAGCAACAAGGACAAAGGCTCCAGCCGTGAGTTCTGCAAGGTGATGCTTGACTTGGCCGGGCAGGGCAAGGTTTACACTCGTGAGGACATCGACGGAATTAGTGCAATCATGGGCTACTCCGTTTGGAACAGGAGAGGCGGTTGGTATCACACACCCAGCGGAGTGAACAGGCCGCAATGCAGGCACGTATGGGAGCAGCAGTTGGTAATCCGCAAAGGCAATAAAATCACGAAGGCATGAAGGCACTATTCATAAGCGAAGAAACGCTGCTCGACAATAGCATCATCAACGAGAACGTATCCTACACCCAAATCCGTCCAACGGTTGTCAAGGTGCAGGAGATGCGGATTCAGCCCATCGTTGGCTCTGCACTCTACGGGGAATTGGTTACGCAGGTCG